CTGGAGTTCAGACGTGTGCTCTTCCGATCTCCTCTCTGTGACATTTCGCTTTTCTGAAATCGGGGGTCAAAATCCAGTGAAGGGCAGGAAACCGAAGCCGACAGCCTTGCGGCTCATAGAGGGCAACCGCGAGCATCGGGCCATCAACACGAAGGAACCCAAGCCCAAATCGGCGGCTCCTCCTTGCCCAGAGGTCCTCGGCCCCATCGCCCGGAAGCACTGGGACTACCTAATCTCGGAACTTGAGCAGATGGGCACGCTGGCGCATTCCGACCAGGGGATTATCACCGCTGCTGTCGCCGCATATTCCCGGTGGTATCGGGCCGAGGAGCAGTTGCGTAAAGAGGAGGAGCGGACCGGGGAGTACGCGGAGACCGAAATCACCAAGGCCGGTAATAACATTCAGAACCCACTTGTCGGGATCGCCAACGCCGCGCTCGCCGCCATGGCGAAGTACGAGTCAGAGCTTGGCCTGTCCCCAACGGCCCGCACCAGGATCAAGGTGGAAAAAGATGCGCCGCAATCACGGCGCGAAAGGCTACTGAGTTAATGTGTCCGGTAAAACCAAAGGCGAAGACGCCGTCCGATTCTTCGAGCGCAGACTCACGCACACGAAGGGCAGCTTCGCCCGAAAGCCGTTCCTGCTCCCGCATTGGCAAAAGCGGATCGTCTCCGACATCTTCGGCACCTGTAAGCCAAACGGAATGCGGAAGATCAACACAGCATACGTCGAGGTGCCAAAGAAAAACGGCAAGTCGGAGATCGGCGCCGGGATCGCACTCGCTGGGTTGCTGCTCGATGATGAGCCTGGGGCCGAGGTCTATAGCGCTGCTTCAACTCGGGACCAAGCAACCATTGTCTTCCGAGTCGCAGCCCAAATGGTGCGACAAGACCCCGTCCTTAACGGGATGTGCAAGATCGTTGACAGCACTAAAACCATTTACCTCCGAGACGACCCCAATTCCTTCTATCGTGCCATCAGCGCCGACGCCGGAATCCAAGACGGAATCAACCCCCACGTCGTCGTATTCGACGAACTGCACCGCCAGCGCAACAGGGACTTGTGGGACATCTTCCGATACGGCTCCCCGACCCGAGACCAGCCTCTCCTATTTGCCATCACGACAGCCGGAATCATCGGAGAAAGCCCAATCTGCGAAGAGCAGCACGACTACGCAAGGCGCATTCTGCAGGGCACTTTCAGCGATCCGACTTATTATCCGGTTATTTATGGCCTTGACGACGACGAAGACTGGACGTTCGAAGGGGAACCGGGGCGCGGGAACCGGCCACCTACGGGGTGGTATAAGGCCAACCCGGCGCTCGGGGACTTCCTCCCGATTGACCGCATCAGGAACGAATTCCAGACGGCCATCGAAATGCCGTCACAGCAAAACTCGTTCCGCCGCTTCCGCCTCAACCAGTGGGTCGGGCAAGAATTCCGTTTCCTCCCGATGGAGCATTGGAAACTCTGCGGCGAGCCGTTCAATCCGAACGATCTCGTCGGCTGCGAGTGTTGGGGCGGCTTGGATCTATCGACGACCCGCGATCTCACGGCTTTCGCGCTGGTATTTAAGCGCGATGATCTCTTTTTCGTCCTCGTCCATTGCTTTATCCCTGGCGACGATATTCGGGAGCGCGCCCGAAAGGACAATGTCCCTTACGATCTATGGGCTTCTCAGGGCCTTATTCACGTCACGCCGGGGAACCAGGTCGACTACGGATACGTCCGGAAGGTCATCAACGACCTCGCCAAGCTCTACGACATCCGGGAAATCGGCTTCGACCGGTGGAACGCAACCCAGATCGTACAGGATCTCATGGGTGACGGCCTGACAATGGTCCCCATCGGTCAGGGCTACGTCAGCATGAACGCCCCGACTGCCGAACTCCTCGCACTCGTCAAAGACCACAGATTGCGCCACAACGGCAATCCCGTGTTGTCATGGATGGCCGACTGCATGAGTGTCAAGCAAGACCCTGCAGGCAACCTGAAGCCAGCCAAGCCCGATAGGATGAAAAGTAAAAAGAGGATCGACGGAATCGCCGCCATCATCGACGCCCTCGCCCGTGTAATCGTCGCAGAGGACGGACTCATCGAATACAGCGGCATCAGGAGCATAAATGCGTAATCCGATCAAGCGCCTCGCCATCAAAACTGGCGCGTGGCTGGTGAAATCCGCCAGCGGCGTCACGTTCGACCCCGTGAATGTCGAGTGGTACGCGCGAAATGGATACCCGCAGATCGCCTCGATCCTCGGCGGGGGCGGTCCATCGTGGTCGGGAGAGAGCGTATCGACCGAAAAGGCGCTCAATCACAGCGTGGTTTGGGCCTGTTACCGCATCATCAGCGAGTCCATCGGCTTCATCCCCGCCGTTGTCATGCAGGAGGCCGAGGACGGAACGGTCGTTCCGGCCCGCAAACATCCCATGTATCGCGCCATGGACCTCGCGCCGAATGACGAAATGACCGCGCAAACAATGGCCGAGACCATGACCGGGCATTGCGTCCTCGGTGGCAACGCCTACGCCAAGATCGAGCGCAGGTCGGGGACCGGGACGGCCATCAAGATTTGGATGCTTGAGCCGGGACAGGTCAAGACCGAGCGCGACCTCGCCGGTCGCCTGAACTACATCGTGTCCGTCAAGCATGAGTCCGATAAAACCTACACCGTGATTCCCGGCAAGCCGCACGACATCTTCCATCTTCGCGGCCTCGGGTGGGATGGCCTCACCGGGTACTCCGTGATTCACATGGCGCGCCAGTCGATAGGCGCAGCAATCGCCGCAGAGCGCAACGTCGGGTCGTTCTGGAAGAACGGGGGGCGCAAGCCGTACACACTCAAGCTCAATCAGAAGCTCAAGGACGAGGAGCAATTCAAGAAGTTCCGCGAGGACTGGGAATCGACATACTCGCAGCCGAACAAGGTTCCGATCCTCGAACCGTGGCTGGACATGACCGAGCTTGGAATGTCCATGCGGGACGCGCAGATGCTTGAATCCCGGCAGTTCTCTATCCCTGAAATCTGCCGCTGGTTCTCGATCTCACCGCACCTTGTCGGCGACCTGTCCCGCGCGACGTTTTCGAACATCGAACACCTGTTCCTCCAGTTCCTGCAGATGACGCTGCAGACATGGCTCGTCCGATGGGAATCTGAATTCTGGCGCTGCATCCTGACCGATGACGAGAAATCGCAGGGCTATATCTTGCGGCACAACGTCGACGAGCTACTCCGTGGCGACTTCAAGACGCGGATGGAGGGCTATTCTCAGGCGCTTCAGAACGGCCACATGAGCATTGACGAGGTCCGGCACCGCGAGGGGCAGAACAAACTGCCCGATGGCGCCGGGAGCCATTACCACATCCAGCTAAACATGCAGGAGGTGGGCAAAATCGGGGAGGCGCCCATCGAGGCCCAGCCCACAAAGAGTGGAATCCGGAGGGTGAAATAATGCCTGAAGCCATCGAAAGGAAAATGGTCGGCCCGTTTGAACTCAAGAGTCTGTCCGAAGACGGGACGTTCGAGGGGATCGCCAGCCCTTACGGGATTACGGACCTTGGGGGCGATGTTGTAGAGCCCGGAGCATTCACGAAGACTATCGCGGAGCGCGGTAGCAAGGTGCGGCTCCTTGATGGGCACAAGGTCCGCGTCGGCATCGCCGCATTGAGCGAGTCCCCTACGGCACTCATGGCAAAGGGCCGATTCAACCTCGGCAAGGCTGCGGGGCGTGACGCCTACTCCGATCTCAAGTTTTATCAGGACAACGGCCTGCCGATGGGACTGTCTATCGGCTACTTCCCCGTCAAGTCTGACCGCGACGAGAAAGGCATTCGTCACCTGAAAGAGATCAAGCTCTTCGAAATCAGCGTGACTGAGTTCCCCATGAACGAATCCGCGACCGTACATAGCGTGAAATCAGTGGACGGGGCCGAGGACGCGCTCCAGAAGGCGCGCCAGTGCATGGAGGAAGCCGCGAAACACATCGCATCAATCATGGATATTGGCACTTCGGACGGAGCCGCCGATGGCACTCCGGAAACCAAAGCCGCCGAAAACGTACCACCCGAGCCGGTCGGCGACCACTCGGACAACGAAATCGGGGATCTAATCAAGGGCATCCGCGCCCTGATCTCCACCTAACATTTAATCATTTCTGGCGTAAATGACCCGCCTTGAGCGGGTTTTTTTATGCCCGGAGGTAGGGATATGAAGGAACAGTTTGAAGCCCTGCAGGCCGAGCTCAAGTCGTACATGGACAAGGGCCGGGAGCAGCAGGAGAAAAACGGCACTCTTTCGACCGAGCTCAAAACCCAGATCGAGACCCTGCAGAAGCAGGTCGACGCCATCGATAGTAAAATGGCCGAGAACGTCAAGGCCACCAAGCCGGTCGAGAACGTCAAGGACTTCCTCGAAAAGCACGACAGCGTGCAGCGCCTCCTGAAGGACAAGTCGGGGTCCGCGATCATCACCCTCGACGGCTATCACGCCTCGCAGGTGGAGCGGAAAACCCTCATCGACTCGACGGCGGTCGGGTCGGCAACCAGCGGAATCCTGCAGATCGACCGGACCCCCGGCATCGTGCCGGACGCCCGCCAGGAGCTCACCATCCGCAACGTCCTGTCGGCCCGCCCGACCTCCATGGCACAGATTGATTTCATCAAGGTCAACGCGGCCATGGCGAAGGCGAGCCCGCAGGTCGAGGGGAGCCCGAAGCACGAGAACGCCGTCACCTTCACGACCGGAACGGCGCTCGTCCGCACCATCGCCACCTGGATTCCGGCCACCCGCCAGATCCTTGAGGACTTCGGGGAGCTCTATGGCTTCCTGATGGCAAACCTTCCCTTCGCCGTCAACCGCGAGGAGGAACTCCAGATCCTGTCCGGTGACAACACGGGGCAGAACCTGAACGGGCTCATCACGCAGGCGCAGAATTTCGACACGAGCTTGCTCGTTGCCTCCGCCGGCTGGAACCGCATCGACATCATCGGCCGGGCCATCCAGCAGGTGCAGGCTGACAACGAGCTCAGGCCGTCGTTCATCGTCATGCACCCCGATGACTGGTGGTCGATCCGGTTGACCAAGGACTCCTATGGGCGGTATGTCCTCGGAGATCCGCAGGCGCCCATGGCGAACCCGAATTTGTTCGGGCTCAACGTGGTTGTGACCACGAACATCACCACTGGCACCTTCCTGATCGGTGTGGGCTCGCCGGTTGCGTCCGAAATCCGCGACCGCTCCGGCATGACGGTCGAGATTTCGACTGAGCACAGCACCTACTTTACCGAGAACAAGGTGGCCATCCGCGCTGAGAAGCGGCTGGCCCTCGTCGTGTTCCGTCCGAACTCGTTCGTGACCGGAAGCTTCACGACCTCGCCCGCGTAGTCCTTCAACCAACACGGGGCCGGAGCCTAAAAACTCCGGCCCCTTTCCTGCAGGGAATCCATGAGACTCGTAGCAAATAGGCAGTTGACGGGCGTCTACGGAACCGTGGCGCCCCATCAGGTGTTTGATGCCCCGGATGACGTAGGCGTCGAGCTCCTACGCGACGGCAAAGCGCGCCGTCCCGATCCTCCTGTGGTCATCGAGACGAAGGTTTTCCGTCCTCCCGAGGTAGGGCCTGTTATCCCGTTTCGTGACGTGTCTGTGTCTGACCCGGAACAGGCGTCAGTGGTTGCCGCGCGCGATTCGGTGCTTTCAGTGCCAGACGTACCCGAACAGGGAGCTCCTGATACTGGCCGACGGAGAAAACGTCTCCGACTTGGCCCAAATGGCAAGCGGTAGCGACGTAATCCGCTATATTCACGTTACCGAGGGCGCCACAATCGGCGAGAAACGAAACCTCGGGAGCCAGATGGCGGACGGCGAGATAATCGTATCGTGGGATGACGACGATTGGAACGCTCCCGACCGCGTGGCAAGCCAGGTTTCATTGCTCCAAAGCTCGCAAAAAGCGGTCGCATCTTACCACTCCATGTTGTTCACTGACGGCCTGCAGTGGTGGAAATTCAAGGGAATGTCCAATTCCAACCTCGGAACGTCGCTCTGCTACCTGAAATCATGGTGGGAGCGTCACCCGTTCCCGCATAGCCACATCGGCGAGGACGCCGGGTTCATCGGCGACGCCATAAAGGCCGGGCAGCACGTTTCTACCGATGCAGGCGAGCTTGTAGTGGCAAGCATCCATCCGAACAACACCAGCACAAAGAAGCTCACCGGAAGCGCGTGGCAGGAGTTAATCCGATTTCAGGGAGTCCAAGGGTATCAATGAACGGTCTGTCCATAATCATCCCGAGCCGCACCGCAACAAACCTCCGGGCGTGCCTTGACGGCATTCGCGGGGCTGGCGAGACGTGCCGGATCATCGTTGTCGATGACGGCATTCCGGTCAACGGCTGGTGCGATATCGTCAGGCGCCCCGAGGGATGGGCGAATGTAACGGCAATCGACGGATCCAAGCCGTTCATTTTCTCGCGCAACATGAACCTCGGCATCGCGGCTGCGGGTAGTGACGACGTTGTCCTCTTAAACGACGACGCGGTCCTTGAAACCCCCGGCGGATTCTCGCTATTGCAGCGTGAGGCGGCGGATCATCCCGAATTTGGCATTATCGCGGCAACGACAAACAGCGTCGGCAATACGAATCAGTTGCCGCAAGGAATCGGGCTTCGCGAAGATCAGCGCATGGTTTGCTTCATCGCAGTCCTGATCCCGCGTACCACAATCGACCGCGTCGGGCTACTGGACGAGCGATTCACGGCCTACGGGGGCGAGGACAACGCCTATTGCATGGAGGTCCGGCGCGCGGGCCTGAAAATCGGCATCCATGACGGGTGTTTCGTTGACCACCGCCACCTTCCCTCCACGTTCCGTGGACACGGGGCGGGCGACATTCGACAGGGACAGGAGATTTACAAGTCAATCTACGGCGAGGATTACAGCGGGAGGAGAGCTTGAAACTGAATTTGGGCGCCAGTGACCGCGCCATAGCGGGTTATTTGTCGGTAGACATCGCGCCGCCAGCGGATGTGATAGCGGATCTTTCGCAGCCGTGGCCATGGCCCACGTCTACCGTCGAAGCCGTGAAGGCGTTCGACATCGCGGAGCACATCCCTGACAGCATCCACTTCATGAACGAGCTTTGGCGCGTCATGACGCCCGGTGCGGTGGCGGAAATCGAGGTTCCGAGCGCGACCCATGGAGCCGGAGCGTTTCAAGATCCGACTCACAAGTCATTTTGGGCGCTGAACTCATTCCAGTATTTTCAGGACGGCAGTTTCGCGCACAAACGCCTTTCGAAAGCCTA